TGATGAGATCACGTGCAAAGGTTGCCCGTGAGTTCAGGCAGTGGATTTGTAATGAGGTGCTACCGGAAATAAGAAAGAACGGTTCATTCAACCTAAATAAAGAGCTTGAGTCAATTAAACCTTATAATACTTGGTTCATTACAGAAATTACTGATCAATGTATCAAGTATGGTCTTGATGAATCAGCTATGAGTTCATTTTGTAATATCGTTAGTCGTGCATATAACCAGGGCTATATGATTGCTATACACTCTATCAAGGCAAGTGACTTACCAAAGGATTATGTCACTTTCACTGAAAGTGAAGCTGAAGCAGTGGAGTTTCTTGTTCACTATCATCAGCTTTTTAGACCAGGCTTACTAAAAACATACGAACTTCTTCGTAAAATAGAAGTTCAGGCTGATGAACTGAAACAACAGTTAAGAGAAATACCTATAGGAAAGATCTTTGATGCTGCAACCGCAGCTGACATTAGCGTTCAGAAGTTAAAGAGGTTTAATACAGTTAAAATTCATAAAAATGAACTTGTAACAAGAAACTAGCAGAAAGGCGGTAGAGATACCGCCTTTTTTTAGTTATATCGCTCCTATGTTTCTTACTATATTTATAGATTATTACTTGCAATAAATAATCTAATTTAGTATAATAATAGGCATAGGAGGTTGATATGAAAAAGAAAAAACGTAAATACCTACGTTTTATTAAAAAACACTTAATAGAGTTGATTCTTCTAGTGACTGCAATCCTCGATTTTATCAACGAACTATTAAGATTTTTAAATAACTAAGTAGAAGCCTCAAGGTTACAGCCTTGGGGCTTGCGTATAGGATAGCAAAAATATGATGACTAAAGAAGAAAAAATTACTTATTACTTACTTTGGGCTGTTTGTATCGTCAGCTTTATATCCAATATTATTAGATTTATTGATTGGTTGGTAAACTAATATGAGAGGCGGAAAAAGAGAAGGTGCAGGTCGTAAGGTTGGTTATAGAAAAGACGAGGAGCTTAAAAAGAGTAATCGTATTGTGATCTTGTGTACTGATGAGGAAAACGAACTCATTAAATCAAAGGCACAAGCTGAGGGATTAAAAGTCTCAGCTTACATACTAAAGAAAGTTCTTGGTTAGGAATTAGGCGGTAGTGATATTGCCTTATTTGTTAAGACACATGAGCTTTATAAATAAGAAACCAGCCAAGATAACAGCGGATAAAGCGCCAAAGCAAATACTTAAAGGTATAAGCTTAACAGAATCTGCTGTTATTAATTTCGCAATTATAACTGCAACAATTGAAAGAACACACCATCCAATGGTCTTATAGATCAGCTTTAACAAATCTTGATAAGCTCCAGATGTTTTTGCTATTTTAATAAAATCTTTATCCTGAATAGAGTAAAGAATGGAAATAGAAGTAGTCAGAAAGCCAGCAAAGATGAAAATATGTTCAAAAAATCTGTTAAAGAATTTTCTATCTTTGCCATACAAAGCATAAATAAAAGGCTTATTAATCAAGGTCAAACCAGACGAAACCAAGACAGCTTAGGCTGTCTTTTTTTTATCATTTTTGTATAAAAAAATTATCATTTTCGTTTGACTTTTTTATCATTTTTGTATACAATTATAATTGTCAAGGCAAGGTGCTTTGACTTTTTTAGACTAAACGATCTTATAAAGGAACTTTATATATGAAAATACGTTCTTTTATAGATTCACTTAAGAAACAAGGAGTGACAGTTGAAAATAAAAAGAAGCATTATGCTTTATATTTTCAAGATGAATGGACAACCTGTCCTCGTCACCCTTCTAAGGAAATTTCTGAAGACTTTATTAAAGGAATCAGAAAAAAATTAGACCTTAAGTAAATCTTCGGCAGGAGTAACATCCTGCCGTCTTTGTCTTAAGGAAAAAATACACATGGAGATGTTATGAACAAGTTTCAATATCCTGCTCTCTTAAAACCAAATAATGAAGGTGGGTTTATTGTTTCATTCAGAGACGTACCAGAAGTTATAACAGAAATTTGGTCTCAAGAAGAGCTTCTTTCAACTGCGCAGGATGCATTATTAACCGGAATTGATATCTATTTCGAAAAAAGAAAACTATTTCCAATGCCTTCTGCATTAAAAAAAGGGGAAGTTGCTATTCCTTTGTCTTTAACCGTTAATGCAAAAATACTATTGCTAAATACAATGGTTGAAGGTAATATACGTCCATCAGATTTAGCTAAAAAAATGGGAATAACTCCTCAAGAAGTAAATAGAGTTATTGATTTATTTCACAAAACAAAAATTGATACTATTCAGTCTGCCATAAACGCTTTAGGAAAAGATTTTTTATTAACTATAATATAAAAAAAGAATAGTCTAAAAATGACCTCTAACCCCTCCTCGTGAGGGGTTATGTCATTTTATGGTAAAAAAATAAAGTCGAATTTCTTGGTACAGCTTACTTTTTTTTGTAGTAATCCATTTTACTGATATCAGTAAAATGAAGGATATCATGCATGCATGTGCTTAACTCTGTCACGAACCTCAGCTCGTTTTGCGTTGTTAAAACGGTCTAAGGTTCCTACAAGATAACCAGTGACACGTCTAATTCTCTCGAACTTGACGCCCTTACCAACGATACCGTTTACTTCGTGTAATCTTGTGTACATAATGCACTCCTTTATAGTGTACTAAATCAAATAGTTAAAATTTGAATGTTTACCAACGTAGTTTGAGAATGTAATATTACTCATTAGAAAAACAATTGGAGAAAGATATGAAATATAGGATAGGTCTTCCATTCTGGAAACAAATATATAAATTGTTTGGTGTAACCTTATCATATCGCTATGATATTTTTAAATCCAAAGAGACCGGCTTAATATATGGTTGTAGTCCTGATATTAAAGGGCTCAACGCAGAAGGTAAAACCGTTCAAGAAGTGATTGAGGCTATTGAAAGTGGAGCTTACGATCTAGTACGTCTTGACTTATATGGCGTCGATGACGAACAGAATCATCCCAAAATTTCTCCTAATGGAATTATTATAGGTGCACTTTCTTAATGAACGGTTACTACAAGATTGTCATTGAGATCTTAAAAGAACACGGTTATAGATATTACCGAAACGGTAAAGGCTCCCATGAAATTTGGATTAAACAAGATGCTCATGGGAGACTAACAGGTCGTGTTCAAATTCCTACACATCTAGCAGATAAACATTTTGCTCAAAAACTCTTACGAGATATTGGCATTACAGACAAAGTTAATTAGTTATTATAAAGCCTCTATTACAGAGGCTTTGTCATTCTTAGAATGAGTTACGACTTAGATACTGTGCCGTCATCATTGATTGTATAGCCGTTTTCAATTAGCATTTTTTTTACAGCATCACGTCTTGATGCAGGAATACTATCAACAGTGCGTTTGCCCATAATTACATAACGATAGTACAAAGTATTCATTTTAAGCTCCTAGTTTTGCCTTTAATTGTTTAACTTCTTCCTGTAATTCACAAACTAAATCTGACAGTTCAATAATTGCATCCTGATTTTCTGTATTGGATGTTTCATATTGATCTGACAATTCAAGTAAACCATCTGATAAGGTTTGAGGATACATAAGTTCGTTCTTTACTTTAACTCTTAAATCTTCAATCTCAGATTGATCTCCAGAACTGAAGAAGTTGAAAGGGGAGATCACCGCATTGTAGTTTGTGACACTCTCTTCACTGTTAAAAGAAGCAATCTCTATAATTGCCTGTTGTTGCTGTTTTTGCAAGTATTCAAGATTGATAAGACACTCTTCAATAATGGTGTTAAGCTGCTCTTTTGTAACTTCCTGTTTGTCACCATTCATATCAGTGATAACAAGATTTGTATCAGTGTAATTCAATAAACTTTTGTACAAGTCTATATGTTGCTTATCACCTGGTAACAACAAACCAAAACTGCAAAAGAAGTTGCAGTTAATATCGCAATAATCATTAAAAGTACATTGAGTTTTCAGATCGTAAATCTTTCTTTGCTTTAAGCGGTTTAAAGCATCAGCATCAAAAAGAGAATGGAATGTAGTTAAGATTGTATCTCTAACACTTTCCTGATAAGCGTTAAGCTCTATATCAAGCTCTTTGTTTGTATTGTCAAAGTACTTGTATTCATCTGTATCATCATTGTAGATGATCTTGTTTATACCTAAATCGGTAAGTTCATAAGATTGTGCCATTTCAAAGTAAAAAATTTCATCTTTCTTTTCAATCTTATTTTCTTTTAAACCTATTGTATAAATCATTATAAGCTCCTAAATGCCTGATGTTGTCTTTTCATCTTTTCTTTCCAACGCTCAATGTTTTTTTTGTCATTAGAATGATTGATCGTGTCTTCCATTGTTTCTACAAACTCTAAGTTAGAAACACAGTTATTCAACTTGTTTCCGTCTTTATGCTTTATAAGATGATAATTATTAGGGTTATCAAGCCAAGTGTCAGCGACCACTTGTGCTAACAAATATCTTTTAACGCCTAATACGTCAATCCAAACATAAACATGACCGCTAATTGTTTCTGTTTTACAAAAAAAATTGCGTTTACAATCAAAAACTTTTCCTTTGTCTGAAATTTTAACAATAGGTAAGTTTTTCCAATACTTCCACTGTTCCATTAGCCAAATCCAAAATTTCCGTTAAAAGTAACTTTAAAAGCCTGAGATAAGGTTGCTGATTTGTTATAAGCAACAGTTCCAGTCAGTGTTTTTTTTGCTAAAAACGACTTGTTACCTGTATTGTTTGTTGCAGAAATACCGCCACTGTTTACTGTTAATGACGGTGCGCTAGGATAAGTCACACCATAGTTAAAATTACCTTGTGCAACTGCTGATTTTGTCTCATTTGGATAGGTTGTAGTTGTTGTTGCAACGTTACCTGTAACGGTTAGCAAGTAGTTCACAGAGCCAGCATTCATGTATGAGGGGCTTGTGCCCGAATTGACAACGTTGCTAGTTACTCTAATTACACATGAACTTGTGCCTGCGCTTACAAGTGTTCCGCCATAGTGGATATAAATTGCGGGTGTCTGTAAAAAAGTTACACCGTAATTAACGGTAACATCAGCTTGAACGCCTTGATTGCCAGGGGAGACATTTTGAAAGCCAAAGTTATGAGTGCCTGTCGGTGTAACGGTCTTACTTGTAGTTGTTGTAGTTGTACCAGTTTTACCACTATGTGTGATAGTTGTGCTGATAGTGCCTGATAAAACGTTTGTATATCTTCGACTGATTGCAACATGGTACTTAGTATTGTTATGTGTAACAGCCAAAGCACCGCATCTGTAATACCAATGATTATCTAAAGTACCCTCAGCGCCATTGTTTACAGCAAATAAAGGTGTATATCTTACTGTGCCGTTATCATTTAAGATTAAACTAGGAGTAGTTAGTTTCGTTGTATGGTTCCAAGTTGAATATGTTGTTCCATTTACATTAAATTTTATGCGCGCCATATTAACCTACTGTAATTAAACAACCGCCGATTTTTACACCTGCTGAAAAATTATGTTGTGCTGAAATAGTTTGATCTGATGCCAATTTTACGTAAGTTGATGCTATGTTTGCTCCATTACCATCATTAGTAGCTTTCGTTGCACTTGCACAACTTCCTGATCCTGTAATAAAGCCAGAATCATTAGTAAACTGACTTAACTTGCTGTATGTAGTGTTTGTATCAGGAGGGATAACCCATTGACCGTCACATCTTAGATAGCGATTTGCTACACCCGCAGCAGGCGCAGGAACTAAGCCTGATGAACCACCAGCGTTTGTTGTTGAGCCTTTCATTTCTGAATAGGTTGTATCACTGTTTTTTATAGTAATTGTAAAAGTTGTGCCATCTCCTTTTGTGCAGGTGAGGGTATTCTCACTAACTGATATCGACTTGATATATGTGGTATTAATCTGCTGTCCTGCGCTGTCTTGTGTAGCCTTTGTTGCACTTGCACTGTTACCACTGCATTCTTTTGCACTGTCTGCAAGCTTAGCGCTGTCAGCAACTTTGGCAGATTCAGCCTTACCGTCAAGATCTGCTTTAATTGTTTCAGGCAATTTGATAATACCATCAGCAGAACCATCAAATCCGAAACCTGTACCTGTATTGGTTCCACTTGCATCCTGAATATTGATAGTACGTGCGGTTGAAAGATTTACTGCAGTTTTAACGTTTATCCAGTATTTTACGTCTGTAGGCTCTTTGACTGTTGAAGACGGTCCATTTGCTACAGTACATACATAGAGTTCATTGTTAAAGCGAACTAAAGAACCTACATCATAATCAATGTTTGATTCGTAGTTAAAAATACCGCCGTGCATGAAGTAGTACGCAACTTCACCAAGCAATTTAAACAGAGCGTTAAAATCTTCTCGTTCAGGTGCTACACCACCTTCTTCAAGAGGTACAGCGGTAATTTTTCCAAATAATTTTGCAAAGGATACGTTACCTGAATCGACTGCAACGTCATCTTCAATCTTGTTTACATCGGCGTTTTCGCCTAATGGTCTTGTCCAAATTTGAGGCTGTTTACTCATGTTTTATAAACCTTTTAGAAATGTATAGATATAAAAAAAGCGGGATTTTATTTCCCGCTCTTCTGATTTAATTCAGCAATTCTTTTTAGCATCGCTCCTAACTTGCACGGTTTTGAGCAATAACCTTTACTATCCAAAGGCGCTAGACAATACTTACACTCCTTCATTTATAAGCTCCTTATACTCAGTCTTTAAAGCCTCTAAAGTATCTTCATCATCTAAAAGATAAGCTGTTACAAGTTCTTCTTTGATCTCTGCAATTCTTTTATCTTTGGTTAAGATCTCTTTTTGAATTTCTTTTTGCTTTACAGCTTCATTGGTAGGAGGGGTAAAAGTAATAGAACCATCTGTGTTAACTTTTGTATTAGCAGGGCATACATCTTTTACATGGTCGCCAAAAACAGATAAGTCTGTTACCTCTTTGGCACCTTCTTTGACTAGTCGTCTTGCATCGGTTTTGTTATCAACGTTGATGCATTCGCCGTTTAAAATAAAAACTTTAATCATAAATAATCCTATTGGTATGCTCGTAAAACATCACCGTCATCTGATGCATTAGTAATGTTAAAAGTAACAGTTGAAGAGGTAGGAATATAAATATATGCTCCTGATGAACTCTGAACTAATAAATAATAGTACACAGCACCAATGCTATAAGCATGTCCTACAAAGTCATTTGTGCCTGAAACAACTCTTATGTTGCATGAATGACCGCCTGAATGCGTAATGTATAGAGGTTTACCAACTGTTAGTCCTGTAATACTCCAGTTGCCGTCATAGTTTCTTGTAGCTCTTAAAGTAACCTTGCCTGCATCAGCTTTTTTTAGATAAGTGGTATTGATCTGCAAACCGTCACTGTCTTGAACAGCACGTGTACTTGACCATGCTGAGTTAGCGTAATTTACTGAGAAATTAGCAGGGTTGTAGACGTACATGTTTGTGCCGTCATTACCGCCCCATAGCCATGTAGGCTGACCACCCATGCCACTCCAGTTAAAGTTAATATCACCGCCACCTACTTTACGTGGATAAGCTCTGTTATTTGATGTGATATATCCACAGTCGTTTTGTAACTGACTTAACTTACTGTAGGTTGTGTTTGTGTCCTGAGTGGTAAGTGTGTACTTGGTATTATCTAACTTTGTTACTGTAATGGTTTTACCTGAGATAGCGATATTCTTAACAATGGTATTATCAAGATTTAAACCATCAGCATTTTGTTTTGCCTTTTCAGCTGAACCACTTGATTTGGCGTAATTAACGCTAAAGTTATAAGGATCCCAAACATAGAAATCTACACCATTGTTACTACCTAAAAGCCATGAAGGCTGATTTGCCTGTCCACTCCATATTACATTGATATTTGTACCATCAGAACGCTTTGGATAGGCTCTATCTGCTAAAGTTGCATGATCTGCTTCTGTTGCATGATCAGAGTTATTTGAAGCGTTAACTTTTGTGATAGTAACATTGCCTTTACTATCAGCATAGATATTGTTAACAGATCGGACAACATGTTTGTTTTGAACTGTAAGATTACCTGTGATGTTACCGCCTGTAAGAGGAAGGTAACGAGTTAGATCTTCAACAGTTGCAAACTTACGCCAGTATGAATTATCGGTAGGTTCTTTGATTAAAGATACAGAAGGTCCGTTCTGTTTAATACAGAGATAAAACTCATTATTGTATTTAATAAAAGAACCAGTGTCGTAATCAACAGAATCATCATACCCCCAAACCCCACCGTTCATGGCATAAAAAATGGATTGTCCAATTAAGTTAAACAATCCATTAAAATCTCTTCTCTTAGGAGCCATACCACCGGCGTTTAACGGAACTTCAAAGATTGATCTGAACAGTGTTTTTTGATCAACAAAGCCGGCTTCTAAATTTTCATTAAAAATGTCGTTTCTATCGGCATTTTCTCCTAAAGGTTGTTTCCATATTTGAGGTTGTTTACTCATGCTATATCCTCACGAGAAGTTGTAGAAAAGGTTGAATTACCAAAGTTCTTTAAATTTGAGCCTTTAAAACCAAATGTAGGGGTGATTACCTGATAAAATTCAAGACCAACTCCTGCAGGTAGCCAGGGTAAGTTTAAAAGCGCTGTTATGTCAGCACTGGCAACGTTAGAACGCATTAAAAGACGTAATGTCATGGTACTGATATGAAGAATTTGTATATCAGCTTTAGGAAACATTGTATGCAGCATTTTGTTAAGATCTGCCAAAGAACTGTTTCCAATATTAATCATAGCTTTAACAAAAATGTAAGTTCTATAAGCTTCATCGCTTAATCTTAGCTGACCGTTAACTTCCGTATAAAAAGGAGCATGATTAAAATCAGCTACTTGCTCATTTTTTAACTTCACAGGATCAAAGCCAAAATATGGAAGTGATTCGTCTTTAGCTAAAAAGGTGCGACCTGCTGCAACAATTCTTCCCCAAACATCAAGACCAATTCCTTCTGCCGTAAGAGGGTTAATCATCTTGTTGTAAATCAGTTCAATGTCAGCTTCGGGGTTAATTGATTTCCAAAAAGCACTTACTAAGTTTGTAATATGTTTAGAAGCTGAATATTGTGATTGTATGGTTTCATCAATATGAAATTCAGACATTAAACCTCCTCATCGACTATTTCTAATAGGATGTTATCTTTAGACAGTACAGGTTCCCTGTTACATGGAATGTGGATCATGTTCTCGAAGTTTGTACCATCAGATGAAATAGATATGTTCATGATGTTATTAATATTGTTGTTCAATATTGAAATGATAAATCGACTTGCATAAATATCTTCGTTCATACCCACTCTTAACAGCGGTTCATTAGCAATAAGATTATCTTCTAGACCATAGAAGTTGTTGTAAATAGCATCTTTAATAAGTGTCTCGTACTGATTTGGCAAAGTCTCTTTGTCTTTTAAAAGAACTTTAATGTAAATCTGCAATTTCTCAGGTCTTAAGAAGGTTACATCTTCTGTAGCTCCAGTGTATTCATCTTTTACTTTTACAGAAGTATTGCCGTTGTAATCGCATCCTGCAGATACCGTCTCATAGATAGCTCTGGCAATGTCCTGATCATTACCGCCTATCACAGCAATGAATACACTGTGAGGTTTGATCCTGTAGCCGTCTACTTTCTTAATTACATTGGTTCTATTACTGTCGATGTAACAGGATAAAACACCATCGCATTGAGATATTCGAGAGTAGATAGCTCCATTTGTGCCTCGTGAATTTAACGCTACAGAGTTGTATCTTCGAGTTTCAAATGCTGATTGTGATTCTTCATAAGAACCTACAGAAGCACTGGCATTGTTAGTTACACTATCCCAGCCTGCAACAGTAGTTACAATGTTTGTTAATGTATCTGCACCTGCTTCAACAGGTCCTGTTTCAGAACATTTAAACTGAGCATCAACAGAACCATTACTCTTAATAGTGACGTTGTTCATTAACTCCCATTTAATGCCAGTAACCTCAGATTGAATAAGTGAGCCTTTAGGAATAAAAGTGTTTTCTCTACCTTTACAGGTACAAACACAGGTAGAGTTAACAGCTGCATGTCTGGTTAAAAAGTAAATCTTGCCTAATGCATCCTGAAATTTGCCTGAAGCTGTCAAAGGGTTAAATTGATTGGCAAGAAAAGCAATTTCAGCATCTTTTTGAGAAATTGCAGCAGTTTGAGAATCAATTAACTGTCCTGCAGGGGTTTCAGGCTCTGTATTAAGCTCAGGTGTATTGTCTTCTTTAAAAGCTTCTTTCCATTGAGATGCTACCTCAGAGCGTATATCCTCAACTTCAGAAACTGTAAAACCTTTTGAACTGTCAAATTGCAACATTGATCATTGTCCCATCGTTTAATTGAATTAACATTTGGCAAACTAACATTCTGCCTTCAGTAGTCAGCTGGTTAACCTGAGCGTCTGCAACTCCTTCAACTTCAAGAGCAGCATCTCTTAATCTGTTTTTTAGAATATCTATTGAAGGCTGTTCTTTTAACTCAAGAGCAAAGTGAGGAATACCACGATCTTCATCGTAATAAGCATCTTTAATAAACAATCTGCAAGCATTAGCAACGTTTTGAGCTATGGCATATTCAGCATAGCAGTTAGCTATCTTGCCATTTTTATCAACAAACAAATCCCATTTATCAGGATCTAAGAATAGAGAGTGCATATTGAGAACCTTGAAAATTGGTGATTAATGAATTATTCTTAACTTAGGTTGCAAGAAAAGTAAGTTAATTTTTTTCTAGACAGTTGTTAAGGTTGGATGATGGGTTAACCCTAAAACATTACTCGATTCAACACCCGGCTACTTGTAGTGTTTCCTTAACACGCTTTCTTTTTTTTGCTTAATTAAGCGGTAATGTTAAAGAGTTGAGTAGGACCTTTAACTTTTGAGCTATCCTCCTCCGTAGAAACAGCATCGTCCTTCTAGAAACGATGAAAGGCTCTTACCGCTTAATTCTTTTAGTTATGTAAGCGGTAATGCTGAGAAAGTATTTTTTTAGCTTCAGAGTTATCTTCTTTGAAAATAAGCAAAACTTTTTCAATAAAGATTAAATACTCTACCGCTTATTAAGTAAGCCATGATGTTAAAGAACAAGGTGGAACTTTAACTTTAGACTCATCCTTCCTTCGGTTGTGAAAATTACAATATTTTCTTATAAGAAAATATAAAGGGGTCTCACGGCTTACTTAGCTTTTTTTGAGGAAAAGCAGTAATAATTGCCTTTCTTTTTGTTCCGTAAATGCCTTTACTGATTATTACAGTAAAATTGTTGTAACGAAGCATGCATTGATGAACTGTCTCTTCAACAACTTGACCTTTAGTCACAATCTCATCGAGTTGAGCTAACATCTCCTTTAGTTTGCCTTTCTGATTGGATCTTCTTTCAAGAATATGATGTAACCCAGAATTTTCATCACCCCAATGTAAATCAATATCTCCAATATGTTTATTATGAAAAGCATTTGGAATATATCCATGCTTTGCTTTTAGCATGTCATTCACAGCTTCTTGATGCTTTGAAATAACATTTAATTTCTGCTTATAAAGTGACTTAAGATCAAGCGATGGATTATAGTTGTTCTTTGCTCTTTTCTTTTCATGACTTGTTGATAAATCAGCTATATTATTTCCTTTAAAATGACCTGACTGTATGTCTCCATAACTGTTAATTAAAAGATGCTTACCATTTTTAATGGTTACCCAATAAGGATTATTAGTGTTTGAATCACAGGTTAAGAAATTAGCGTAAAGCATACCTAATCTGTAAGCTACACCAAGTTTAAAAGCTTGTTCTGTATTCATCAGTTTGGTGTACCCGTATTACCACTGCCAGGATAAACACCATTGTGAGTGTGGGTATGTAATGAAGTGCCAGAAGCAATAACATCTTTCTGTGAGATGATGTCTCCGTTAAATGTAGCAGTTCCTCCGCCTTGAGTACCTGATACTAAAGTTCCTGTAACCTGCACATTACCGTTTAGAATGATTGTAGGAGCATTGATAGTAGCTGTCTGAGTGTTGACTGTAACTCTGTCAGAAGCATCTACAGTGCATGTCTTACATTTAATGTGTACATACTCATCTGTTTCTACTGTGTAACCCTCAGGGGCGTGCAGAACGATTGTTTTGTCCTGTTTTAGATGCACCCAAACTTTAGGTTCTTTAGTGTGAATGGTTGCTACCATGATTGCATCAGCAGGATTGAACTTTCTGAAGCTTGCAGGTCTTGAAGTAGCAGTCGTGGTGCTGTTGACGTTTGATACATCAGCTTTCATACATAAAAACACACCAATATCATTTGGTTCAGGATCCATAATGACAGCAGCAATGCCTGCCTGAAATCTGTAGTGTGGTAATTCCTGATAAGAAGGCGTAGCAAGTGCATTGCCTTCTGCATCAGTTTGAGCAATTAAAGGTGTAGCAATAACAGTCTTGGTACCGCCTTCACCAGATGAAGAACAGCTTTCAATCTTTGCTAAAAAGCCTGTAAAGACAACTTTATCAATCAGTGATCGTATGTGATACTCCTCAGCGTTAAAAGGGCTTAACGGAGCATACATACTCTGAGTACTGGCTTTTTTAGTAGATGTAATTTCAGACATTATACATACCTTCCGCAAGCACCACTCATGTGAGGATAGTAGGCTGTGATTGTAGATTCCCAAGAACCATCACTTGGTAAATTAGATGATAGCTTGTGACTTAATTTTGTAATGCGCCACTGACCTGTACATTTAGGAACTAAAGTTTTTAACTCAATAAGACCTGCAAATTTGAACTGAGGGTTAAATACAGCCTTAAAACTGATTCCATTTGAAGACATTGAAGGGTAGCCAATCAAACCTGTAGTAGCTGTCAGCTTTGGTACAGTTCCTTTTACCGAAGAGCCGTTACTGATTAAGATCATTTTGTCATCATCTATAACAAGTTCAGCGCCAACCTGTTCACATGCCTGTCTAGCCTGTTCAATGGGCGAACCGCTAAAAATAGCGTTTTTAACAGAAGCTGTTACACCTTCATTCTTGAATGTAAAACCAGCAATCTTAGCCTGTTTCTCAACAAAACTTGCAACGCTCTGCGTCCCTTTAACAACATTCTGACCTTGTGCAGTAATAGAACCAAAGAAACCAATACGAGCATCAATTTTCATTTTTATGTCAGGTTGTGAATTAAAATCAGCAACAGCAGAAGCTATAGTTCCTGCAAATACCTGTGTGTAACCGCTGTAATCATCACCTGCATAGATATTTATGTAGTTGTAATTGTGGTACATAGGCATCATTGCAAGAGTTGATATACGTTCCATGACGTCACGAGGTAAGTTATAGATTTCTACAGATGCTTTTCCAAAATCAGGTGGTCCTAATTTCTCAATGTTAGCTGACATACCAAGATCAGAAATTAAGATACTGTTAGATCCATTTTTAAAAGTTCCTTTGTTTAACGTGATTTGAACCTTTAATTTTCTGATTTTAAAAGAGGATGGTGCAGATGACTGTTTGGTTGTAGCTTTATTGGTTTTAATCTCAGTTACTGATTGTGTCTTGGTTGAAGAACTGTTTTTTAACACACTGGTAGTTTTACCCCAGATAATTTTAGAAGCAAACATACTAGAACCTCAACCCAAGATCTTTACATTCAGTTTCAGTCAGATAAACAAGTTCAAATCTGTCACCCAATTCGGTGTAATTAGGTTGCTTAGGGATATCCGCAGGGTTAATTACATCAACAATGTAAAGTTGACCTTTAAACTTTGAAGGAGACTGAATAATGCCTGTTTTAGGTTGAACTATTGCGCCTTCAACAATTGCCTCATCGTCTACGTACAAATCAAGAAACATGTAATCACCTTTTTGATACAGGTGAATTTGGCAGATTTGATCATCAAGTATGATTTGAAATTCCTGATTCGGTAATGCTTCAACAGATAGAACTTCCATAGCTAATTTCTAATCCACTTTTTAAAATCATCAACGGGTTTACTTAACACACTGTTAAGCATTGATTCAGGCTTTTTCTGTGTCTGTCCTCTTGATTTGCGTTTTGCAATCTTTGTATTGGTATACTCACTCTTAAACTGTCGTACCTCAACAAAGCCACAGTTAACAGTTAGCAAATCAACGCCTGTAGATGAATCTCTGTGATAATCCATCTTAATGAGGTTAAGCGATTTGTATTCCTGATCTGGCGTAATCAAACTGACAATCGTTTCGCTGTTGCTCAATTCCATTAACGCAGACACAGCTGATAAGATTGTTTCAGGTGTTCCTTTAATACCTAAAACAACCTGTATCTCAATAGGGGATTGAGTTTTATTGTAAGAAACAAAAGAACCGTTTTCAGTAGGTGAGGAGATAGCTTTGCTTTCATTTTTAACATCAATGGCAAAGAATGTATTAAAAGTAACAGCTCTCTCTCCGTTATCATCCACAATGTTCCATGTTCTGATTACCTTTTGCCCTTGGGTATTGCTGTCGCCTGAAAGGCCATTGATAAAAGAACCCAGTCCTGCCTTTTTAGCAATAGCAAAAGCCTGTGAATTCTGAAACCTGTTAACCTGTTTAAAGAACTTTAAGTTATCAAGTTTTCGCAGGCTGTTTCTAAGATAGGGATTTGCTGTAAGCTTGGTAATATCACTCTGAGTAAACATATTACCTGAAGTGATATTCTTTAAACCAAGTCTATCTAATGCTTTGTCCTGATAGTTTTTAAAGTTCTCTAATCCGTTAATAATTCTTACTTTAAAGCCATTTGTTGGGCTGTGAGCATTACTGGAATTTAATACAGCATCGTCTTTTACATCAGCCATATTCTCCACCTATAATTAAAATGTCATCTGTATTGATGAGTTACGACTTAGTTATAGCAGACGCTTTGCGCTGCTAAATAAGAGTTATCAAGACCGTTTGCAGTTTCTATTACAGAACGTGTCATTTCAGGTGTAGCACCATTGATAGTAATATTATTGTTAACGGTCTTGTTCTGATTAGAGGTTGAGTTAGAGGTAGTGGTATGGTTGCTTACATTTGAATTTGTAACAACCTGTTGTGTTTTCTCCGGTGAAGGAATTGAAGCAACACCAACCTTTAGATTATTAGCTGTTCTAACAAAACCCTGTAAGGTTTTCTGATCTGTCTTTAGTGTATTAAGACGCTTGTTTGCTTCATTGTACTTACCGTCCTTTCTTAACCTGTCAATTTCAGCAAGTTCTTTTTGCTGTCTTGCAAGCTCAACTCTAAAAGAACGTTCAAGTTTATTTCTCTTTTCAAGTTCATTATTTAACTTGGCTACAGAATTGTCCTGAACAGAAGTTTGAACCTGTTTTACATTCTCAATGTTTTTAACGTTGGTTGTATTTGAATTCTTGATATTCTCACTGGTTGTTAAGACATTGCTCTTTGTATTTTCAACGTTATTAACATTCTCTACGTTCTTTAAGTTCTGAATATCAGTTTCTTTCTTTTTCTCTTCAAGTTTTGTAAGTACTCTTGTTTGAGATTTCTGCTCGGGTAAACTTGAAGTTTGAACTTCATCATCTACGATAGGAGCGTCAGTTCCTTCATAAGTGGTAGGCTTTGAAGCATCTTTCTTATCTTCATCATCATCGCTTGAGAAAGGATTTAAACCTTTTACCCACTCGATCATGCTTTTGCCTTTATCGACAACAGAATTAAACATTCCTAAGAATTTATCTTTAACGTAGTCGATAATTTGCATTAGCCAGTCAGTAACGGGCTTAAAGAGATTTTTGAATGAACTGCAGAAATCAGACCATCCCTGTTTTAACAGCTCAGTGTCTCCAGTAAACAAGGCAACAATAGCGCCCATTACCATTTCTACAGTACCAAGGATTGCGTTAAAAGCACTTCCTACAGCATTCACAAGAAACATTGCAGCTTGAGCTAAGCCGTCGAACCATGTTGCATCATTTCCTTGGTCAAACAGCTTTGCTAAAAGAATGCCAAAGTAAGCAATACCATTAAAAACATGCTCTAAGATGTTTGATAGGGATCTTAGTGACTGCTTTAATGTTTCAATGAAGGTATTAACTCCTTCTGAATTTTTAAAACGTTCATAAAACTTTGTTATAAAGTCATAAGCCTTTTTACCAAAGTTAATGAAAGGATCCCAGAAAGTACCAAAGAGGGATTTACCACCTTTTATCCTTACTATCAGATCATCAATAACAAGAGCTAAAGCTACAATACCTGCAATGATCCACGTAATAGGATTCATTAAAATTGCACCTGCAAGAGATATAAATGCAGGCACCAAAGCAGTAGTAATAACCACAGCTAAGATTTTAAAGAATCTTGCTGCATCTTCCTTGTGTTCTCCTAACCACTTGGAGAATGAATTTAAAGCCTCTACACCTTTTAAGAGTATTGGATTAAAAGAACGCATCAGAACAGCTGAGAAATCAGCTACAGCAATTCTAAAGTTAGTTAAAGCCTTTTGGCTTTTTACATAAACTTCAATATCCTGTTTTGTGTAGCGGTTGAATGCTGCCATCTTCTCACGCCACTCATCTAACTGCTTGTAGTAAGCACCTGTCATCTGAGCTACTTGTGATAATCCACCAAAGTAAGATTTAAACATTGCTCCAACAGAGAAAGCAGCTGCTAAAGGTCCTGCGATACCCTTAACAAGCCCAAGCATACGATTAGCTGTATTATTAGCTGTTTTATCTAATGTCCGCGCAACATTAGATGTGCTCTTTTTTGCATTCTCCTCAACTTTGTTCATCTGACTGTCAATATCGCCAGTATCTAAGCCGAGTTTAATTAAAAGTACGTCACCTAATGTTGCCATTTTTTAAGTTCTCTGTTTACTTGCAAAATCATTTGCAATGTTTTCGTTAGTTCTTGCAACATACAGACACTCTAACAGGTTCATAGCATCTTCGTAGCTGTAATACTGTTCTAGTTCTCGTAGGGTTGCATAATGCTCCTGTATCAGTGGAGCAAACAGGCGTGAGAAGTTCTGTGTTTGGATAAAATGAGGAGTTTTACCACCAGAACTTAAGCTTGTTTCTTCAAGCTGTTTTCGTTCTTGTAAGAAGAAAAATTTACAGCAAATACCTCTTTCTGTAATTGCCACAAAGCTCTAATATCATCAAAGATTTCAAGCTCTTTTTCAGTAATATTGATGATGGCTTCGTCATTCATTCTTACAGCTGTTTCTTTAACAAGGTCAAATAACAGATGATCTACAGTGTCAGGATCTAACTGACCAAAGAAACTAAAGCCTTTTTGAGCTATTAAATTGGTGATGGTACTCATAGTATCTGAACCTGATACGCCTAGTTTCTCTATATCAATGTTGAGTAATCCTGCTTTTGCCAGAGCAATACCAACTCTGATTAACCACTTTTCAGCCTTAATTGCAGGAATTTGAGTTAATCTGAACTTATATTGAGCTTCACCATCAACGATGGTAATGTTTGTAATCTGTCTCATGTAATAATCTCACCTATAAAAAAGGGGTATCAATTTCGATACCCCAAATCAATGTTAGCTACGGGAAAATTAAATAGTAGAATCGTTTACATCTTCAAAGGTAAATCCCCACTGAGTAGGCTCTAATACTTTCTTAGCATTTAAAATTGAAGGAACCTCAGTCAGGATCCCTTTAATCAAAGTAAATTCCTTATCCAGAGCAGGAATAGAAATTGAAGCTGTAATTGAATAAGTTGTCTTATTTAATCGCTGATTGTTAGCAATATTTCTTAAGTACTCAATAGAATCTGAATCAGCTTCTAATGAAATCTTAAATGGAATAGGTGCAGGGGTGTAACCTGCTGCAAGCTGTCCATCTACACCCATTCTTACCTCAGCAATAGTTACATTATCAGAGCTGAACGCATCATCAGATGCGAACTTCTCAATCTGTACTCCTGAAGGGTAAAGCTCTTCAACTGTTAAGATTAAGATTGCGTTTGCACTAGTAATAGTCTTCATTTATTTCTCCTAAACTACAGCAATTGAAGGCATGGTTAAACGGTGTACAGCACCACCATAGGTGTAAACCAAGTTACAAGAAGGGGATTTACGTTGCTGTCTTGTCTGAGCTGAAGGATCTAAAATCTGTAAGTAGTAGCCGTTATTGTAGATTTCGTCTGAGTAATCAGCACCTAACTCTTCGATTAAAGAGCTCTTCTGAGTTTCAGATAAAGATACACCAGCTTCAATTACGCCATTATTCTTTGCACGGTTAATTACATCTCTTAGCCATGAGCGGATCATTGCGTAACCACGTAAGGTGTAAGGTACTCTTCTAACAGCTTCAAATCCTGCCATTACCTGAACCTGCATTGCGTTACATAACCAGATTGAATTTAGATAAGTATCAATCCAGTCCCATTCACCTAACATACGGCCAGAGTATAACCAGACAAAGTTGTCATTACGTGTTGCATAGTTACCTATGAAGTTGACTTTGTGTCCCTCAAGAGCATTTGCTTCGTCTGTATCTAATACATTTGCACCTAATCCATCCTGTGACTTGAAAGCAAAAGTAATAGTGCTGTTCTTATTATCCCAGGCAATAGAAGCAGCTGCACCCATGATAAACGCTGCAACACGATATGAATCATAAACAACAGTGGTTGCTGCTATGTTTTCTGTAATCAACTTTTCAGCAATAATTGATTTACTGTTACTGTCAGCATTTTCTTTAGAACTGTCCCAAAGAACATACAGATAACAAACACCAGCAGATGCATTAGCTGTAGCCCATTCGCCTAATTCTAAAGCCTCATCGTCTGATGCTTCCCATAAGGTGGTGAAGGTAACGAAGTTTTGGAAGCTTAAAGTTAACTTGTTGAAAGTAGCTGAAAGAGTGGTTGAATCAGAACCGTCTGAAACTATACATGAATCAGCAGTAAAGCCCATTGCAAGAGCGACATCACCTGTAGGAGTGCTTACAGAGACATCGGCAGATAATGTACCATTTGTGATGGTAAATGCGTTAGTTACAGAATCAAAGGTAACTGTTAAAACTGATAACTCAGCATCTTCTGATTCAGAATCAAGATCTCTTAAAGCCTCTTGAACCTTGTCTGCTACTTCAGATAATGAAGATACTGAAGATAAGTCTAAGCTTGAAACAGTATGAATTTTGCCTGTTAAAGTTACAGAAAAAGCGCCATTTGAAATCTGTTTTAAAGATGCTAACGCTGTTGAAGGCTTTAACGCTGTACCTCTAACAAAAGGTGCTACACCTGTATCGCAGTAACGATAGAAATACAGAACAGAAGGCTTAATCTGACTGTTCTTGTAACCGCCAAAGTACACCTGAGCAAATTTATATTCATCTGATGTTTCACCAAATGCAGAAGCTACAGCCGAAGCTGATGAATATGAGGTTGGTGCATTTACGGCAAGTCTTGAATTCTTTGAAAGAACAAGACCATTAAAGACCAGATCAGAACCTGTACCTTTTAGAATTCGAGGTACAATGCTGACGATGTTACTTGCACTAATTGGCATTGTATTTTTCTCCTATTTAATAGAATCTACGTTCTTAATACCTAGAACGTTCAAAGAAGGGTCTTGCTTTTCAGCTTCAGACAAAGGGGTAATAAAATTGTTTTTTACATTAACTTCAGTAAAACCATAGCTGTCATAAATACTTTCAGTGGACATTGCTATATGAAGAGTAGTTGACCAACGCTTTAAGTAGTTGTTATCGTCTGATACTATGGTTGTGTCATTTGAACTGTCTGCATAGAGAATATGCATTCCACGAGTATTTAAGAATTCAAAAACAACATCTGACTGTGAGAAGTTATCAATTGAACTAGCTCTTAGCATTGCATCCAACCCGTCAGAGCCGTTAGAAGTATCTGCATAACAGTCAATCTGAACGCTTACTTCATATTCAACTTTGTTACGCTCTTCTTCATTTTGAGCATCATATTTGATCTCATTTGTGCCGTGTCTTACGATATTTAATATTGAATAAATAACGTAATCACTTGAATCTTCAGGAAGGGCAAGATTGTTTTGATTGCCATAGAAGATGTTGTTTTCATCTACAGAGGGGATTAAGAACTCATTTAACAGCTCATAGAGTGTTTCCTGTAGATTGGTCGATGTCTTGATCGTGTTCATTGCCTTTGTCTTCAGAAGGAGTTACGGGAATAGATGGTGTAAGTTCAATAGCTTTAATAGTTAGGTTTGGTGCTTTGTCTTGAAGTTGAACTCTTAAGCACATCCAACCTGCTTTTGAAAAGTCCTCTTCCACAGCGATTACAAACCACCACATGCCATTACTGTCTTTTAGGTAATCACCACTGCGTGACAGCTGTCTGAACACACTGTATGGCTTTTCTTTTAGGTTATCTGATGATTGTAAATAGAGCTTTCTGATCTGCGAGTTCTGACCTGCAAGATTAGAGTGATCTAATGCAGCATCATTCTCTGACTGAAAACTGCCTTTAACTTCAATACTGTTCAGATAAATTGCTTTTACAATTCCTTTTACATTCTGTTGTCCACAGGAACGAAAGAGGGTAAAGGTTTCATCTGCAAGGTTAGCATTGATAGCTCCTCGCACGATGTTGTGAAGGTTTAACATATAGAGCCTGTGATAAATTGTGATTATTGGATTTCAAAAGAGATTGAATCTCTTAATAACCCTGAACTGATACCAGCCTGAGACGAACTTGATGTTCCTGTACCGTCTTGTGAATGCCCCTCTGAAATAGCTCTATATATAGCCATTGTCATAGGAGAACGAGGTGGAAACCTGTTGTTTCTGGAACCGCCGTTTTCAAGAGTTGTTTGGATATCCTGAACCATAATCGCACCGACCATTTGAAGCGATTTTGTATAGAAAGATGCATCAGCGCCTACGGAGAAATGAACCAGAGATTTAATAAAGTAGTCTTTCCAATTCTTTTCTTCATCTGCGATGGTGTATCTAAAGAATGGTCTTGGTGGATTAAATAAAGTAGCACCTGCAGGAACATGAACACCTTGATGCGATAAATAACCACTCTGTCTTGGTGTTACTCTTTGAACCCAGCCAAATTCTAAGTATTTGCCGTATTCCTGTGTTGATACACCGCTTTCTGAACGCATATCACGAACACCAACAGCTACAGTCTTGCTAGATTCTGTCTTAAGGTTTTTAACCAAAGATTTAAGCTGTTCTAAGTTAACTTTGATCTTATGCATGATGTGATATTTGTGAAAAATAGCCTATAATTCAGTAAAGCAAGAGTTTTAGAAAAGAATTCTGTTTCTTTGTAATACATTGTCTAGGTCCGAAATATGCGATGTTCTCTTGCTTGTATCTTTGTAAAAAGCAACCTATAATTACGACCAAGACGGTGATAAAAGTCAGAAAGACGGCACTTCTGCTTACGGTTAGGATTTATTCCTAGAACCAGGATGGTGAGTGGGCCGCACACCTATCACCGTCTTTTCATTTCTTTTCTTTCGTTGTTGTTCGACATGAACCACTTCAAAAAAAAATCTTTAGTTCTATAATTTGACTTTTTAATGATAGTAACCTATATTCAGTGAAAGGCTGATTTACTACCTCGGTAGCTGAACCGACTGGGTCATTTCAGCCTTAAACCAAAGTTTGAAAAGAGAAAGCCACTTTTCTGTAATTCACCGAATCAGGTTAGCAGTATGCGGTGTTCTTTGGTTTGAATCTTTGTTCAAAATAACCTATACTTTAATCAAAGACGGTAGTGAAAGTCAGAAAGACGGTCATCCTGCTTACGGTTAGGATTTATTCCTAGAGCCCGGATGGTGAGTAGGCCGCACACCCGCTACCGTCTTTTCAATTCTTCTTCTTTGCTGTTCAACATGAACCACTTCAAAGTTTTCTTTTGTTTCTCTTATATCTAAGATCATTTCATTGTGATGATTATTTCCAAAAGGAACTTTAAACCTTAGATAGTTTTCTACATTTGAAGATAATATTTGTTGACCTTTACCGTAAAGACATAATCCTACAAGTACAGGATAACTTTTAGGATCAATCTCAAGGTGTCTTTGTTGGTTAGCTTGTAAAGCGTCTTTCTTAAAAACGACCTTTTTGCTTTGTTTAATTCCTAAAGCTTTTAAAGTTGAATGAGGTACAGGAGGTAAAACATTATCTTTTTCTGTTGTTAGTTTTATTGATGAAATAATAGCCTTAGCTTTTGGAGATTGTTTTGATAATTCATCAAGTAAAGCCTCATGATATCTTACTCTTGCTTTAATTTGTCTGTCAGTTAACTGAGTAGCTCCTACTCCACTAACTTCTTTAGTCTTGGTGTTAATAGCAATCTTCTTACCATTCTTAGCTGTTCTAAAGATAAGATCTTTATCAGGTATATTCTCATCTTTAGTTAACATGGTCTGTCTTGCTTTCACGCCTAAACCGAACATAAAACCAAGACAGTAGGCTTTTACATAGCTTTGAGTTAGTGGAGTTACCATAGTTAACCAATGAAGTTTTTAATGAAGTCACTTTTAATAAAAATGACATCTGATTAAAAGGATGAGTTACGACTTAAAAGATGAGTTACGACCTACCCAAATGGATGATTTATCTTGTATCCATAAAATCTACCGCCTTTGGTTCGACCTTTTAACATTTGCCATGCCTGTTGACCGCACAATGTCTGATTCCACCAATCAGCGGTATCTTTGTTTGACTTGAATAAATCAAAACTTGTATTTACTGAACCTTGTGATGCAGAAGTTACTCTTCCTGGCTGTCCATTTTTGTTCCACAGCTCTAATGTAGCTAAATGACAGGTGACAGCATATAAAAACGTTCTACGTGTGTAGATGTCGTTTTCAGGTTCATATTTGAAGCATGAAGAACTGTCATCATTGCCATACAGCTCACAGGCATCTTGAAAGCACATTTTCAAAGCTTCATCTGAAATATCAGCCAAATGCTCATATCTGCATCTAAAAACATCTATATCAAATTCAACTTTCATTTCAGATAAAACCTCAATCAACAGGGGAGCTTAAACTCCCCATTCGTTACTAATCTTTTGCTTCTTCAACTTTTGCGTCTTTAGGAGAAGCAGGATCAAAACCGCCTGATGTCTGTGCGATCTTGTCCTGTACAGTATCTGACTTCATCTCATTCTCATTTTTGATTTCAAAAACACTTGGTAAAAAGCCTTTTGCACCAATAAACATGGTTTCACGTCCATGTAGAGCTTTAATAGCTTCCCAGTCTGTTCTTGATAATGTCTGATGTACTCCATTACCAGACTCAGTTAAGATGCCTTTTCTCTTACCTCGTAAAACAGCATCTGTTCCGTATAAAACTACAGATTTTGTTCCACCTGAGCCGTTAGGAATATCATCAAACTTGTGGTTATGACGTAAGCAAACAACAATATGAACAACGTCTGCACCTGTTAACTTCTCTGTCTCAGTTTTCTTTTTAACTGCCATTTATAGTCTCCATAAATTAAAAAAGGCGGTAAAAACCGCCTTAAGAGATGAGATTGAAAAACTAGATACCCTTCATGATAGCAATCAATGAAGGACGCTTAATCACAGTACCAAAGGTAGTACCGATAGCTTTCTGTGAGAAGTGTGACTCATGAGGAATTAAGCGACCTAAACGATACTTCTCTGAATAAGAAGGCTGTGCTGTAATATCGCCATTGTACTCAGGAACAATTAAGTACAATGTTTCACCTGTAGTATCACTTAACTCAGGAACTACCTCAATCTGAATGTTTGGATAGTTCTCAAGTAATAAGCCTTTAGCAGTCTTACCAAACTGAGTTGCATTTGTCAGATCAGCGTTTCTTGCATTGGAAATACCTAAAATCATAGGAGTATTTGCGTCAATGTTACCGCCGTTGTTTTTCTGTAACTCAGTGATTAACTTTACAATATCGTCATAAGCTCTATTAGCAAAGTCAGCTGTTGAGTCAGCCTTTTTATCAGCCCATGTTGATTTACCATTTACTGAAATAGGTGAAATAGAATCCGGTAAATTAGGATCATTTAACAGACCATAGATTTCCTTACCCTGAACACCAAAGAGGTAGAACTTATTCTGTGCTCTTTCAATAATTGATGCTGATGCTCTCTGTTTACCTGCTACAAGTGACAGTTTTGCAGCAGCTGCTAATTCAGCTTCAAAGTCACCATATTTTAAGGTAGTCTGGAATCTGAACTGCTCACGAACAGGGAATTCATAGTTAACATCTACAGATGAACCATTCTGAAAATCAGAATAAGCTTCAACGTCACCTGCCAACTCCTCTACAGGGAATGTATAAGAGTTATCAGTCCACTTACCAACCTTTGCTTCAATACCTAACTTTGTTGCAGCTGTTTTTGCAAACAGAATTTGTACAATTTTAGGATCGATGTAAGCAGTAAATGCTGATGGAACTCCAACGTTAGCAGGAGTAATTGCAGCATCCTGCGCTAACATTCTTGCAGTTTTGTTGTAATCAGTACGGATATTTCCGTTTACTGAATCATAAGCCATAAAGCCTTTTGCATAAGGAGCGACAATACCACGCTCTTTAGCTAGCTCAAAATCTTCGATCATTGATTATCTCCTAGAATCTCTCAGCGATGACTAAATCACCTTCAGCAAAGTTCTTCTTGCCGTCAGTTGCTTTAACTACCCAGCCTGTATCAACTACACCTGTACCTGCAGTTGCTGCTACAGATACAGCGCCTGTAGTAGGCTTAATTAAAATCTTTAAGCCTGTAGTACCTGCAGAAGGTGCCTTAATGTAGTACTGACCACGTAAAGCAATGGTTACAGTCTCACCATCTCTATAAACTGATGTAGCTTCATCAGTTACAGATTCAAAAGTTGAGGTTAAGTTGCGTTCTACAATACCGATTGGTAACTCGGTATCAGCTGATGCTGTAGCTGAAACTACACCGTCTTTATTAAAGAATGCAAAACCACCTGCTTTTACGGTACCGTCTGAGAAGTAGTTTGTATCTGTATAAAATGCCTGACCTACAACTACCTGCTGACCTTCAAAGCCTTTAGCAGGGTATAGACCGACAGTCTTCTGTAAAATTGACATTTATTAAACTCCTACCTGAACATTAGTTAAAATTGCTGAAATAGCACTATTCTTTGCTGTAGGAGCTGAATCAGTCGCCATTACAGTTCTCTTGTCCTTAGTTGCAGTTAATGCGCTGATTACAGCTTTTGCTGCTTTGCCTGTTAACTGATTGTAATTTCTGATGCCCAGCTTCTTAGCTGCTTCACGGTAAATCTGACCTGCGCTGTCAAAAGCCATTGCATCAACATTACCTAAAATTTGTCTGCACTCATTAGCAGCTGCATATTTAAGCTTTAGCTGTCTGTTAACAGCCTTAACCGCAACTTTAATCTGTGCATCCTGACCTAATGACTTATCTGTATTCTTATCTTTTTCGGATGAAAGCTTAAAGCCTGTAATGAATGCTTTCTTAAGCTCTGGTGAAGCTTCATCTAATCCACACTGTTTTAAAGCATCGCCAATGACCTTATCGTCATCGTCTTCTGCCTGAGCATTGTCATTAGGTTCTTCATCCTTAGCTGAATCAGTATCATCAAGATCATCATCAGTAGCATCTACAGGCTCTTCATGTTCAGAACCATTATCAGAAGTATCAAGATCATCGTCTTCAGCAGGTTCTGATGTTTCCAAATCATCGTCTTCAGCTGAATTTAAAATGTCTTTATACTTGTCTTCATCACCATTAGCTTTGATAGCTTCAATTAAAGCTTCAAGCTTACCGTCAGTTGCAGGAGTATCATCCTTATCAACCACGTTGCCTTCTTTTGCCTTGTGCAGGTCAAGAATTGACTGTGCAAGGTTCTTTTCAGCATTTTCAATTGCTGCATTATCAGCCATTGTGTTTTTCTCCTTGATTTGTGCGTCTTCCACCAGCACATCATGTCCCGCACGGCCCTCTTCAACGAGAGCAACATGATTGCAATTAATATCAGTCATTACAAAGTCGTAATGTTGACCTTCAAACTCACCTTCTTTCTTTACAGGTGTGTATCTGTAAGCAAGACTAAGCTCACGCATTGAACCGTCTTTAATACGATCAATTGCCTTAGCATCGTGAAAATGAAGTGAATTGGTAAGATAAGGTGATTCCCATTTGGCATCATCGCCTGTAGAACCGATACGAGTATCTTTAGCAGGCGCATTTGCGTAATCAGCGTGATGCTCAAACTGAATCGGAATGCCGTTTAAACTCTGAATAGTGTCAGGTTTTGATAATTCTGATGCAGGTCTGTAACCGTGATAAATGACATCAGATTCAAAACCAAGTTCTTCATGATTAGGTATCTCATGTCCATAGTATGGTGCTACCTGTTCTTTAGTAACAGGGGAAACAGCAACATGAAGAAAACCATTATCATCTACCGTTCTTACTGAATCTTTATCTATTGAGAAATTGTCAAAAGCTAAACTTGTTGGCATGATTTGACCTATATTTATAATTAGAAGTCGTCTTAGTTAAGATGTAACTACGACTAAGACGAGTTACGACACCACTCTGGTAAAGCCATACGAAAACCGCACTTACAGTAAGGCAGTTCACCTGGCAAAACATTCTTGTTCACATCACTGTCATACAGTCCTACAGAGATGTCATAGCGCTGACCATCAAAAGCTCTGTGAGTTTCTCTTGACGTGTATTTGCCAGGTACATGTTTCCAGATGGCGTATTGAATTCCTAATTCTTTGGCGTTGCTGATTTGGATCTGTACACTTGATTTATGTACCTGATCACTTACAACACGCTCTACACGTGCTCTGTCAAATCCTTGTGTAGCACCTAAGACAATGCGAAGATCTGAAAGATTGTCTCCACCTAACAAACCTTTTTGAACAACATCAGAAATACGCTGTACATCGTTAAGTGAAATCTTGGTGATTAAAGCTGCATTCTCTTTAATCATTCCCTCCATTTGAGAAGCAATAGAAGGGGAAATGAACTGTTTTTTAATAGTAGGTACAGTCCATTTTCTTTTGAGATAATTAAGATTAAAACCTGCTGCTTTAAGAGCCTGTTTCTGAGCATAGCTGACTGTTGCAACCTGATTGCGTATAAACCAGTCACAGAGCTGTCTTGAAATGCTGTTTAATCCTGTAGTCCATGAACCAATATTTCGATTAATAAAGTCATCAATATGGTTCTTTAGCCATTCAGGATCAGATTTAGCCATAGAACGCAGTATCTTGCGCTGTAGCTTTAGTAACTGCTGTCTTTCTGCTTGTGTCTTAGGTTTAGACAATGAAGCATCTGTAGTAAGCATTGCTTCACTGTCCAGATTGAGCATGATTTGATTTAAAACATAACGTTGAAAATCACTTTGAAGTTTCAGAACCTTCTTTTGAAAGGTTTGGAGTAGTCCCTGATTCGGCTCGATTACTCTCGCTGTTCTCAGCTTTTTCATTCTTAGCCTCATTCATCATCTGTGTAAATGGATCGTCTGTCTTAAAATCTTCCTGCTCGCCATTCTGCATTGCTTGTGCATGAGCTTGTTGCAGTTCTTCTGGCATTTCACTGTCGATAAAATCAAGGCCAATGTCTTGATCATTCTTAACAGCTTCACGAAGTTCTTCAGCGCTTAGAACCTGTCTATCAAGTAACTGCCCCCATGCACCAACCTTAGTTTGAGCTGTCATAGCCTGTGAGGCTCTGTTTTCAACATCAAGAGGTACAAAGTCGAATGTAATTGAAGGATCAATCTCTCCAAATTCAGCACGCTCAATAGCGTTAATGCAACGTTGAATTGCATCGCGGTGTAATTCCTGTTTTGATGAGATATGGTCGTAGTAGTTTTTAAGATCGGATTCGCCTGTAGCATTAAAGCCAGAAGGTGAAATGCCAAGTAACTTAACAGCAGGTACTCGGTTAATTGCACAAATCATCTCTAGACTTTGCTTAACAATGTCTGTACATCCAGCCGTAGATGTTTGTACGTTAGTTACATCTTCACTGTCTTTATCGCACACAAAGATTGAATCGTTATCTCTGTAGCGGGCTAACATAGCCATCTTTGCGTCAAAAAAAGCAATGCCCTGTGAGTCACTATTCAGAATTGCATCCATATCAGTTTTAACTACTAGTAGCGATATCTTTTGAAGCAGTTTTGCTGTGTAAGTTCTGCATTCGTTAAAGTGAAGAATGTAATCCCATAAGATTTGAGCCTGTGGAATACCTAAGAAGTTGTAATTTGGTTTTAGCAGTAATGGAGGTTCATTATCAACAATTCTTAATAATCTGTCTTTGTGAACTTTCTTACCTAACACATACCAATATTTAGGCTTCATATAATCAGATGCTAAAGGATTGTAAGCGTTGTATTCGGCCGGTGAGACGTTAACAGGATCAACCACGATGAACTTTAGATTATGTTTAGGATCAATCTCAGCTGACTGATTGTTAATTGCTAGTGGCAAATCAAGTTCATCTGAACCTGTATCTATAAAGATAAAGCAACCTCCCATGTAGCCTGTTGTTGTAAAAGCATCATGGAATAATGATTGAATGCGATACTTGTTCTTGATTAAATCATCAAGTTTACTGATCTTGTCAGGATCAGTGTCTTCTCCACCTTTTAGCTCGATCCATTTTTTTGACATGTCATCAGCAACGGTTGAGATACAAGCTCTAACCATACCTTGCTGAGCAATCTGCTGTAGTGCTCCGTAACCTACAAATGAAGTAACAGGGAACTGTCCCATGTCAAAAGCATGTTGCTGTAAGCTCTGATAAATGGAATCAAAACCGCCAATACTTTCAAAAGCAGAATCCATTGCAAGACGTGTATTTTCTTTGCAACCTAATGTTACAGGCAAAGAGAAAGCTTTCTTAACCTTTTCTAAGGTATCAAATGCTTCAGCTGTTCTTTTAGGCATAAGCAACTGATTAAGTAACTCTTCAGGAGAGATCTTTTTCTTTGCTTTGGTCTCTTTAATTTCTGCTTTTTGTTCTTTAGTATTCATAGGCAATAAAAAAGCACCTTGCGGTGCCTTCTTTTTATTAGTTGAATTTAGTTTTTAAAGATTTGCTTAACTGCGACTTTTAATATCATTGGTGCAAATTCTTTTAATGTTTCCAATGTGACCATGTAGCCAGCATCTTTAATAGCTTTAATTGTTTTATTTAAGAGAAATTTGTCTTTGACAATATCAGCAAAATCGTAACCTTTCAGAGTAATTCTTGGTACGTCTGTACCCCATGAATACAGACCATCAACAGAAAGAGATATTGTCACTCCTTTGATATAATCAGCATCGATAAGCATCTCTAAGTGTTGCATTAGAATGCTGTACTTGTTTTGATTCGACTCATACTTGCTGATAAGCAACTCTAATCTGTCATCTTCAATTGCATTAAAGATGTCACCCATTAAATGCCAGTCTCGTTTCATAATAAGCCTCTTATAGCAAGACAAAGAACAGCAATAATGAAATAATTAATAAGATTGACTGAACTCTCAATAGCCATCCTCTACGTGCAATCTGCACCTTTAAATTGGCAATTACTTTGTCATAGTCGTAAAGAATATCTTTAAGTGATTTGTCGTTTTCTTTTAACTCATCGTATAAGGATCTAAATTTATCCATTGGCAGGTAAGTTGAACCTGTGAACAATCCACTTAATGACATACAACCTAAAATCAATGAAGCTGTAGATGTGAATATCATAGCAACTGCAATGTAATACAAATCTTGATGAATAGGCATTGCTTTTAGACCTGCAATTAAAGCCACATTTAACCAAAGGTAAGTCTTAGAAACGTCACGCTGATGTTCTTTTACTTCTTGACTTAGGTTATACCAAAATTTGTAAGCGTACTCTAAAGATAACAGAGGTGAAAACATGATAAATACCTTATTTATGCAATTCTAAAATCACAGGGCTTATAATTACCAGAAAGACAAACCAAATGAACCATGACATACATTAAAACCTTCTTCTACCTCGTCTTAACAGTCTTAAATTAGCTTCTGAAACTCTATTTTGAGTGTCTTTTAACTCTACAAGACCATAACGAAGTGCATCCATGCAATTATGAACAATCAGTCCTCCGTTGACTGCAAAATTATGGAATTTATCAGCCTCTAGATTATAGACATCCTCATTCTGAGATTGAATTATTTTTTTTATTTTTACGTAGGGCATTTCCGCAATTCCTGCTACAGGTTTGACTGGGTTTAAATCGATTAGTTTTAAATTCTTTTCCACAAAATGGACAAGTTTTTACTATGCAATCTAAGCCCATGAGCCTACGGTATTTTGCTCTGTGCGCAGAACAACAAAACTTAGCTTCATATTTCTTTGATTGAAATTTTTCTCCACAAACTTGACATGTGAATGTTTTTATTTGAAACAGCCTATCTTTTGTTGATTCATACTGCGCTTTATGCCATTCATGACCTTGAGCAGAGCCATGCCATTTGTTAGCGTATTCTCTAGCATGATCCATGATCTTTTGCTTGGCTTTTAATTGCTCGGGAGTTCGCTCTTCAGAATGAATTCTTTGATGTTCTGCTCTCGTAAGTAATTTGAGATTTGAAATGCCATTATTATCAACGTTATGATCTATATGATGAACTTCATATCCAACAGGAATTTTGCCATTGTAAAATTCCCAAACATATCGATGCATACGTTCTGTAGTAGATGTGTTTTGCCAATAAACATTACCTGGATATTTACAAAATTTTTGATTGTTAAAATATTGATATTCCATAGTTAACCTCAATACTACAAGATAGTTTAACTATAAACAGATAAAATCTCATCATCTAGCGTTAGATCTTCAGCTTTTTTCCAACCAAATTTAGTCATTACTAAATGATCAGGGGTTAACTTTAGATATCTACCATCTTCAAATTCAATTTTCAGAATAGGAGCATTCTTTCTAGTTAATCTACAATCATAGAAGTGAGTTAATGTATGACATTTACCGTCATAACAAACAACTTGTCCTTCTTTTCCTACGAGTTTTTTTATTGGAATTTCACCGAATTCGGTCATGACTAATGTATCACCAGTTAGACAATGGCTGAACTCATGATTAGGTTTGTTTGTTGGTTTACCTAATCTATCCTTTTCCCAACAGTAATTTTTGATTTCATGTTCAAAGTTTGTACATTTAGGAGAATAGATGATCTTGTAGTTCTGTATCTTCTGAATACCATAATTTACAGAATCAGGACCTTTAGGAGCAGCCTTTGCGTTAACTCCAACTCTACGCAATTCTTCAATAGATTTAGGCTCTGCTGCATCACAATAAACAGGTTCACCTCTTAATCCAATGTCATCCTTTATGTGTTTTGCAATCTCTTGATTGGTAACATTGGTAAGATATAGTTCATAACAGATAAAAATCTCTTTATTCTCAGTATCAACAAATCCGCCAACAAAAGCTGTAGGATCAGTAAAACCAAAATCCAAACCAAAGAAAGCTTTGTATCTTCGAGGTGCTCCAATGTAGTCTCTGTCGCTTAACTCTCGGCATTCCACATTCTCATAAATAAGCCCTTCTGCAATACCCCAATCACCTAAACCCTCAATCTTATATCTGCGAGGATTGCGCTTTTTCATGTCTTCAAATAAAGCATGATCGGCATCTGATAACCACTCGTTACAAAGGTAATTAGTTGTCTTGGTAAATGTAAGTTCGGAAGGTTCATCGAAAAAGCGTGACTTTAACCATGACTGTTCAGACCATGGATTAAAGGTGATCATAATTCTGATGAAGTAATCATCAGGCATCTGACCACGAAAAGACACATCTAACTTGTTAAAAGCTTCTTCGTCTACAATCTCATACGCTTCTTCAATCCATACCCAACAAAGATAGCCTTTAGGAACTGAAATAGAAGTGATCTTCTGACCTTCATCTAATCCACGAAACAAGATCTTTTGACCTGTAGGATTGTAAACAATCTCTAGAGGAGAGGTCTTGAATGTGAAGTAGTTTTTAATACCAAATCGTTCACATGCCCACTGCAAATCAGAGAACTGACTATCTCTGATAGTATTCTGATAACGTCTTACACATAGAGCGTTACCAAGTGGCATTTTTACAATGTGGTATATAAGCCACAAAGCAGTTGTTTTTGATTTTTTACTAGCTCTTGAACCTTTACAGACTACATAACGTTTCTTTGTGTTCCACCAATCGCCATAATTGTGACCAACTATATCAAGCAATTGTGAAACTTTAGTAGTCATCAGGCATTTCACCAACGATTATTACAGGGGAAACGTTAACATTAGTTGAAGTATCGTAAGCACCTTGCATCTTAGCCAGAAGATCTGCTGCTTTGATGCGGTCAAAATTAGAAGGTAGTTTAAAGTCGTGAACAACGTCACCCATTCCTTTATTGCTAACTACCATTAACTGCTCTTCTTTAGCTTCACCACGAGCGATTGAGGTTAAGATTTTTTGAATTTCGTTTTTATCTGCAATAAGTTTTGAATTAGCCTCATCAGCTAGTTCTTTAATTCTCTGTTTGATATGTTTTTTCTGCAACAGCTTATAACCATAAGAGCCTGCTGCATTTCCTTTCATTGAATAGCCTGCATCTATTACAGATTGTTTTGCATTTGCATTAGAAGCGTAAGCAATGCAAAACTTTTCTTCTTTTGGATTTAGTTTTGGCATGATTACACCGTTTTGAAAAATTAGAAAAGCTAAACTATAATTAAGTAAATACCGTAAAGCTCCATTTCTAGGAAGAAAAAACCGTACGCCTAGATTTGTAGGTATACCGAACCTCGATTAACAAGCGATATATTCACCTTTACGGTATGATGTCATATCCTGTTAACAACCATGTCTTTTGTCTTTTTCCTTCTCTTAAAGATAGTATTGCTTCATAACCATTGTGTTGTATTGCTACTGTTTGATTTGATTTAATATATCTAACAATCTGTCCATTAGCCACAGCGTTTAACACTTCATAAACTGCTTTATTTCCATGTTTATCTGCTATGTGTTCTAATCCATAACCTTTATGTTTAGGTAAAGCAATACCCTTATCAATAGTTATATTATTAGAACCTCCGTATTCTTTTAAATCATTTCTTAAATTTGAAATTTGAACTTTCTTAGCGCCTTTTTGTATTTGTTTATATGCGGTTAAAACTAAACGAGTTCGTTCTTTCTTTTTCTCAAGAATATTCCATCTTGAAAACGCTTTTGTCTGTCCATTATTTTTTACATTGTTGGAACTTAATAAATTTATTGGTTGATTTTTAAACCTGCCACTTTGAATAACTCCATCTTCGTCAATGAGAAAATGCTTTCCTTTCTTGGTCGTTATCCAATATGGATTGTTTGTAGAAGCATCAAAACTTAATTTACGGAGTTTATGATAACTAAAGCCTAAGCCACAACAAAATCCTAATGTATAGGCTTGAGTTATATTCATGTTTACTCCGTTAAGCTTTGATACCGTTTACTTAACTCATTACGTTCAACTGCAATCTCATCACACTTAGCTGAGAGCTTAAGGACATACTCTGCAAGAGCTCTTCGCTCTTGTCTAAGTTGTCTACATTCACAGGTTGCTTTAGCTTCTCTGGTAGAGGTGGTATTTGTGGACAATGTTGTTCTGTTGGAACTGCCACTGTCTGAGTGCATGCTGTTAGTAGTAGCATGCAACTTAGACATAGCAGCATTGTACTTGTCTTTAATCTTGTTAATATCATCTGTAGCCTCTTTGTCAGCCTGTTCCTGTTTAGCTTGCCATTCATGTTCTCTATTAAGCTGCTTAACTAAAGCGTCCTGTTCTGTCTTTATTGCTTCAGCCTGAAGATTGATGATCTCAGCTCTGTAATGCTTAGCTGTAATGGTGATACCAAAACAAAAGCCAATAACCGCTGACATGGTAGCTACAATTAAAAGTAATTTAAGATCCATAAACAATGTAAGCAATTAAACCTATTAACATTGCAAGCAGTACAAGATAGCTTGCAACCTGAGCATGAAACTCTTTCTTTGAATATTTCTTATAGTCAATTGAGAGCTTAATTAAGCCTATGACAAAGAAAGCAAAGAACATCAGATAGATGATTAAAAATGTTGTTTCAAGGAAAGTCATATGAAGTTTTTAAATTTGGTTGCCCAAGAAGGACTTGAACCTACTACAAAACGATTATGAGTCGTCTGCTCTAACCTGTTGAGCTATTGGGCAATTAAGGTGTGAAGCAAACCCCTTATTAAACTAATGAATTGTTACATATCAATTAAAGATAACGTTCGCTTCACACTTATGAGCAATCTACTAGCGAAACCGACAAAGACTAGTAAACCACTCATAAGTGTGAGCTGTCTGTTTTACTTCTGACAGCAAAGAAGGAAATTTTCAAATACCTGAGACACGATGTTGTCACAAGCACCTGAACACGTGGAAATCTTAAGACAAAAACAGTTTCTGTTCAGCCTGTCTTCTCTTTGTTAACCCTGGCAGAACTACACCGCCTGCTTTGTTAATATCTAAGAACTCAAGCGATGCACCGTACTTATCGCCTTTTTTCATCTTAGCCCAAAGTTTATAACCTGTTAAAACCTGAATAGGAGATAACCATCGCCCATCTTTTGTTTTCTTTCCCGACAGATTAAAGAGTAAACTGCAGAGGGCATCAAACATACCTTGAGTAACTTCAATTTCATCGGCATTCAATGCTGCTATAACCTGACGTTCAATCTTTTCTAGATCTGATTTTAAAAGGTGCTCTGCTTCAATCTCTGTACAAATAGAATTCTTTTTAACATCATGTCCATGGTGACCATAACCAATAGTCCATCCGCTCTCACTGGATACAGGCTTATATGCTGTAGTTCTTAAGCCTTCAAAGTTCATTATAAGAGCAATTCCGTGACTGCTTACTTTCATTTATAGAATCTCAGTTATTGTTGCTATTAGTTCGCCGTTATGAGGATGGATCTCTCCACGTCTGATGTTTAAAACATCTACCTGTGAATCATCATTCCAGACGCCAGCAATGGAGCATGCATCAAGAAAACCTTTCATGGGATTGTCTACATCACGTTTGCGCTTGTCAGGAAAATGAAGAGTTACATCAACATGTATCTTAGCTTCAGGGGAGAATGGTTTATCTATTTGAGATTTGATTAACCAAATTGCCTGTTCTTTCCATGAACGGTACTTTGATGTCTCAACCATTCCTCTACCTCTGCAAGATCTTGTTAATCGAGCATTTGCACTTACAGGCATTGGAATACGTAAAATCATGATGATTGATGACCAAAGAAAGTACAGCCTAACAAGGCCAGTAGAGAAATGAACATGTACAAACAAGCAAAGCCGTTAGCAGAAAGCACAACGGCTAAGCCAATCTCAACAGACCACATCACTGTCAAACATAAACAATGACTAAATGAGCGTTTAATCTTTTTTGGCATAATGATCCTCGTTAAGATTAAAGCGCTTCAGTACAAGTTTAAGAGTGATCTCTGTAATGCGACCTGCACCGATTGCACCAATACCAACAGCAAGATACAGACAGTCAGACTTAGTTATGCTTGAGTAATGACTTTGTACCCACCCACATAAAGCAAAAGCGATACATCCACAAAGAACCGCCTCGATACATTTCTTGTAGTTCTCAGGAGGTTGACCTTTTAGAATGTCAAAGCATAAAGCTACGATACATGCGATTAGTCCTGCTGCAAGGTAGTAACAGTATGGTGCTAATGAGTTAAACACCGCATCTAACATGAAATACCTCGCAAAAATAAATTAGGCATATATTAAGAATTAGAAAGCACAGACAATCTGCGACAATCATCTGTGCTTTGGTCGTTTTATATACAAGGATTTGTTATGAATAATCAGCAAGAAGCCATTGCTAATGCAGTAAAAATCATTAAAAAGAATCTGCCTACTGAAGAATTTCTGAAAAACAATAAACTCTCAGAAGCCTTAAAGTCTATTTATAAATCTGTTGACTACATCAAGGGATATTTTGAAGCGCCAGCTTTTTCTATTTTTCAGTATGGTTTCAGATATTCTCCAGAACAGATTCAGAGAATGTGTAAAATTGTTCAAGGCTTTGACAAAGTAAAGTCACTTGATACAAGGTGTCAAACCATATTCATGGTGTACTACAGAAATCAGCAAATTTCCGTATTAAACAATGTGCTTGCTAGTTATGCTGACAAGGATTTTGTTGAAATCCAGAATAATATTTCAGGACTACCTTTAACAGCAAAAGAAAAAGAAGAATTAGGGCTAATAAAAGACGAAAGCCGTAAATACTTTTATTATTCAACAATCATTTCTGTAGTTTTAGCGGTTGCCCCATTTGTTGGACCTAAAGCTTATGAATATGGCAAAAATTTTATATCCGGAACAAATTTTGTACAAGAGTATCAAGAACAACACCAAACAGAACAGTTACCGAAAAAAGACCAACTACCCATACAACGGAATAATAATCAGTCAGAGAAGACCAAGCAGAGTAAAGATTTGGAGAGCTTGCAACCAAAGCAACAGCAGGAAAAATAACTGATAAATATCTTAATATTTTTTTCATTTGCTTATGTTCCCATACCACTCAATCAGATTGTTGAGGTAAGTAGCGTTAATGTCGCAGTCCTTTGCAATCATTAGCTGTTTTTCATAAAGTCGCTGAAATTTTGCTTTGTCCGCTCCAAAGCATATTTCGCAACGTTCAGACGTTCAATTTCTGCCTGATCGTCTCTTGCCGAATAGCCGGTCAGAAAACTGACAGCAAAAGCTAATGCACCAGCAATCAATGTATTCTTAATAGATAACATTCTGGAAACTCCAGAAACGAAAAAAGCACCTACAATGAGGTGCTTCTTCTTACAGGATTATCGATGAAATTTACGTAACAATCTATATATATACAGTTATTTCATGTTACAAAGTAATTCTAACAGGGGTCAACAAGGATGTCAACCGTTAAAAATAACGATAAATCAATATGTTATAAAATAGTTTAAAATAAAAACATTAGGGATAATTACTAATAAAGTTCGATATTGAAGTTTTTATTTGAGCAAAATAATAAAAATGTGATGTTAATCACTAAAATATTTTAGCTCTTTTAGCACTCCATACAAAAACTTATGCCACTTCTCCATAGCTTCACGTCTTTCTTGAAGTAATGATGATCGCATGTAAGCTCTTGTGATTGCGTTACCAATAGCATGAGTTAGACATGCTTCAGCTGTGAATAAGTTAATGCCATTATGAACCATCCATGCCATTCCCGCAGCTCTCCAACCATGAAGCATAAAATCAATGTTATGTTTTTTTAATTCGATTAAGGTTTTACTTCTGATTGTCTCAGGAGCTATTTTAAATATTCTTCCTGGTCGTTCTTTGTCGCAGATCTTGTCTAAAAGAATCTTAAATTCAGGTGTTATTGGTACCTTAAAATTATTTATTCCTGTTTTTGTTTTCTTAATGTTGATTACATTGTTTTTATTGTCAATATCTTCTAATTCAACAGATGCTGCTTCAATAGGTCGAACTAAAACAAAGAACCCGAAGATTATGTAATTTACATATCTTTGATTCTTAAAATTACTTAAAACCTCTGACAATATTTTTTTTATTCCATCTTCAGGAAAGTCAGGATCTACAGATTTTAAATGTGTGACTGTATGAGAGGGGATCAGCTTTTTTAGTTTTTGAAAATTGTTATTTTCCAATTTCTCGTTATTAACTGCAAAATCTACAAGCTGATTAAAGAAATCAGCAATTCTTTTTGCAGCAGTTATTTTATTTGAATAAATAGTGCTGTTAATGATATCTCTGACTTCAATAAAAGTTATCTTTGCTAAGGGTTTGTCTTTTATAGTACCCAACTTGGATAAAACCCCACGAAGATGTTTTATAGTATTTTTTGAATAAGATTTTGTTCGTAAGAAATCATCATAAGTATTTTGAAGTGTGTACTCTTGTTCTTTTAGTTTAACGGCTAGTCTTTGATTATATTCTTTGATGTACTCTTTAGGCTTATAACCTTTCAGTGCAAGATCATAACGTTCTTTAAGCATTGCTAATGCCATATCAAGAGTTACGTCTGAAACTGATCCTAAAAATTCCTGATGACGTTTGCCATTGATAGTGGTTCTAAAGCAGTAAGAACGAGTGATATTTCCATTTGCGCATCTTCTAGCTAGAACTGATAAGTTGTCAGTGATGGTAACTCTAATAGAACTCTTGTCTTCAGGAACATTAAGAGCTCTGATAGTCTTATCTGTAAATTTCATAATGATATCCATGTGATCCAAAGTGTTACCCAGGAAGATGGATAACAATTTATGAAATTATACAAATTTAACGATATTTTTACTACTTTATAGAGGTGATTTTGGATATTAACTTATTAAAATATAAGAAAAATATTTTTAATATTGTAAAATTGATTAAAAATAAGATAGATAATCCCTCATTTCCTGCCAAATGTGGCAGGATTTTTTTTATTGAAGC